AAAACTCAGACGGTATACTTGCTGGAATTATTACAGATAATGAGAGTACTGCTAAAACTGATGATGTAGTCGGAACAACCAAGCCGGTTCCAACTGGTAAAACTGGAGACGGAAGTGGAACTGCAATATCTGCGGATTTAACTAATTCTGGAAATACATTCGCTGATGTGTTATCTAAAAGCACAAACGTAAAAGAACAGCCTGTTGGATCTAACAGAGGGCCGGAAGTAGATAGATACGTTAAAACTGCAGGACTTGATCCTACTAAAGGATATCCATGGTGTATGGCATATGTATATACAATGTTCGATGATTTTACTAAGAAAATGAGTATTCCAAATCCACTTGTTAAAACAGCTGGAGTACTAGACCATTGGAACAAGGCAGATAAGGATTTAAAAATTGATATAAATTCAATTAAAAGTAATCCAAATTTAATGAAACCTGGACAGATATTTATTCAGGATCATGGAAAAGGAAAGGGACATACTGGTATTGTTGTATCGGTTAATGCGAAAAACAGAACATTTACCACTATTGAAGGAAATGGAGTTGAACACAACACTGCAACTAGAGCAGGTGATAAAGTAGTTAGAAATACTAGAGAAATGAGTCAATCTAATTTATTAGGAGTAATAGACTATTTCAAAGATAATAGAACAGAAGAATTTGAACAATCAATTAGTAAAGAAGTTACAGGAGCCGCGTCAGTCTATACAGAAGATCCAACGAATGGAGGATATGTAGAAATTAAACAATATAAGCGCTCGGCAAGTAAAGACTATTATAAAGTATACGACAAAGAAAATAGAAGATTCCTTACTGCTAAGTATAAAGGAGATTCATTTAAGGTATATAATCGTAGGAAAATAAAGGTAGGTGAAGTATTTAAAATAGGAGATTCAATATTCATGGATGATAACGATATTACGACGTCACATGTAGGAATTGTATTTGCTAAATTATTTAAATTAGCAGCTGAGAATAAACAACTACCTAAATCAAGTGGAAGTGATTTTGTAACAATAGACAACGGAAGTAGTGTAGATATTAAACCTGGAACTAAACTGAGTCCTACTGAATTTAAAAATAAATTCGGACCTGTTATGATTAAAGCAACTGAAGGAACTCCGTTATTTCCATCTATTAAATTAGCACAAGCTGCTCTTGAAACAGGATGGGGTGAACATGTTATCGGCGATGCTAATAATATGTTTGGAATAAAAGCAAATGGATCACCTAATGAGTATTGGAAAGGTGATAAAGTTACATCAGGTACTACTGAGTTTTATGGTGGTAAGAAAGGTAACTATGATCTAGGATTTAGAAAATATAATAGCATAGAGGATAGCATAAAAGATCATTCTAGATTATTAATGACTCTTCCTAGGTATGATGGAGTTAGGTCAGCAACTACACCAGAAGATCAAGCTAACGCATTAAAGGCCGGAGGATACGCAACAAGTCCAACATATGCTGATAACCTTATATCTATAATAAACAAATATGGATTTAAGAGCTTAGATAATAAAGCATAATTAAAACCTTTTAATTTCACTAGAGTAAAATATTTTAAAATTAATTATATTATGCAAGATGCGGAAAACACAGTTGATGAAACAATCGACACAGTTCAACAAGTAGAAGATGCTAATTCGGCCAAATCTGACGAGGTAATCGAAGAAACAAAAACTCCACTATCACCTGAACAGCATGCCTATGAAGATCTAAAAGTAGAACGAATTGGTAAATTCAAAGTTGGTATGGCATACGAAGATGCTAGATACTACAGAAACCTAATAGATAAATCTGCATACGTTGGACCACAACAAGCATATCTATTAATAGTTGCAAAGGCTGAATTGTCTCAGTTATGTGATGGATTAAAGGATCAAGAAAAAGGACAAAGATACGAGGTTGAATTATCATCTGCTTGTATTGAATCAATCGGTTTCTTTATGAATAAGTACGAAGGAAAAGGAGAAGAATCTGCAATGCGATTATTCTCAGCTAGTATGTTACTTAGACCAGCAATGGGATTAATCAACGATTTAGATGCTCAATTGGAAATAACTAAGACTCAACTTCCAAAGAAGTAACAAATTTAAATTCATTTTTTTGCTAAAAGTGATGATAAATAATAAAAAAATTTAATTCAAATGAAAGTAAAAGATTTTAACGGATTTATGTCTTCTAAGGCTTTAAACGAACAAGAAAACTTTGATGGAACTGATGCAGGTATGCAATATGGAGCTAATCCAGAAGATGAAGCTGCTGAAGGAGAATTCGAAGAAGGTGAGATTGAAGGCGAAGAGATGGAAGGTGAAGAAGAGGAAGTAACTCTTGACGACCTTAAAGCTATGGTTGATGACTTAACTGAACGTATTGAAGCATTGGAGCCTGATAGAGAAGAAGAAGGTGAAGAAGGTGAAGAAGATATGGAAGGCGAAGAGGAAGAAGCTGACGAAGAAGGAGCATAATTCACACCAATGCAATATTAAAAAAAAGGAAACTTAACTTATTAAGTTTCCTTTTTTCACGTCTAATAAATAAGTATATATGCAACGTATAACAAATAAAGTAATCCCAATGTTCGAAGGATATTGTCGTAAGAACGAGATAGATGGCAAAGAAATTATAGCTACTATATCTGGCAACGAGGTAACACTTATAGTTGCAGCTAATGATGATACAAAGGCAAAAGGATTAATGGGATCAGATGATCCCGGAGATAGTAATGGAATGATTTTCGTATATGAGGTTCCAGCTATATTAGATTTCTGGATGAAAAGCGTAGAATATGATCTAGATATATTATTCTTTGATGAAAATTCAGATTTAGTAGATCATATTACAATGGCCGCATATCAAGGAGAGTCAGATGACCAACTTAAAATATACAAATCTAAAGGTCCAGCAATGTATGCGGTTGAACTTAAAGCTGGATGGTATGATAAGCATTGTAAATCAGAAGATAACGTAACATTAAGAATATAACGGTTAGGACCGTTGTAGTTTCGGCTACAAGAAAACCTCGGAAGTATCGCTAGCTCCGGGGTTTTTATTTTTAAATAATGTGTAATTTAAAATTAAAAGAGGTATACTAAACATCTGAGCAGTACAAACCAAAATTAAATTTTATGAAATTATACTCATTCAAAAAAACATCATGGCACGTTCGATTCTTCCAATGGATATTCGACGTAAACCCGGTTAATCGTTATAATACGATGTGTCCTTATTTCTGGACTTACGACTAGTTATGTTATTCCTTCCATTGATCTTATTAATTAAGATGTTCGGAAAAGGTGGAACTAAGTTCCTAAATTGGGTAAAGGATTACAAAAATAACAGAGAGAAGAAAGCAATCGCTCATCTTAAACTACTTTGTAAAGATCCAAAATTAACAGCAGAACACGCATATAAAATTAAGAAGAGTAAATGCTGGAAGAATTACTTCTGGGAACTAACATATTCAATTAGAGATAAGGTTGATAATTTAAGCTCAGATCATCTTGATTATTTAAGTGATGTTAAGAGAGCTAAAGATATGGCAACTGATGCTAAATATGAAATTAGAGCAAATAAATACGAAGAGGTTAAGGAACAAAAATGGTTTCCTTATGTCGCCTATACAATTACATTCGCACTACTTGGAGTATTTATATATGCTATTGGTTATATGGGATATGCCGGAGCTAAAATGGTAGATTGGTATGGGCTAGGAAAATGGACATTATATTTAATTGGAGGAGCAGTAGGATATTGCTCCGTCTTCGATTGCATCGTGTAAATATCCAGCACATAGGTATTTTGGATGAACAATGCTGAATCTTTTAAGTATGTCAACTACATCGTCTAAGTGATTTTCGTATGGAAACACTTCATCATAGTTTTGTGTTCCGTGACATTTGATTGCTACCAATCTTGCTTCTCTTACGTTCTTTTCAGTTAATTGCATTGTTCTAATTTTAAATTACTGTACTCTATTCCTTTCAATTATTAATCTTCCCATGTAATAATTGGACATTTTTTCTTATATGTTGAGTAAATCATATCTCCGATTATTCCGAAGAATTTAATGATTCCAACTAATATATATCGAATAGGGATCCATACATATCTAAGTAATGAAAGGAATGATTTTATATTCTCACATATTCCACATTCAGGTAATCTAGTACATGATACCCATCTGACTAATGGTGCCAGTATATACTTAATGATTCCATATATAATAAGTCCGGCAACGAATTATCTTATAATAAAATTAAGATTCACTTCGGATTAGAAGTTGCAGAAATGGTATTCTGTGTAACTGATGAAATTGGAAGAAATAGAAAAGAGAAAAAAATTAAAACTCTTCCTAAGACAGCATCTAATCCAGATGCCGTTATAATCAAACTAGCAGATAGAATTGCTAATATAGAACATGGTGGTAAAATTGATATGTACGCTAAAGAATATGCGGACTTTAAAAATCACTTATATCAAGCAGACAAAGTAGCTGCTCCACTATGGGATCATTTAGAATCATTATTAAAAATTGAAAAAGTTTTAGTATAATTAAGATATACAGCTAAAACGGAACGGCTGTTAAAGAAATTTCCTACATCCAAACATTTAAAAGTAAAAAAATGACACCAACTGTAATTACATTAATTTCAATCGGAGTACCAGTATTGTTCGCGATACTAATCATCTTCAAGATTCTAGCATTACGTAGAATCGTACCAACCAATGTTGTACATATTGTACAAAGAGGAAACGCCACCGTATCGTACGGAGTAGGAAAAACCTCAAACGTTTATTACGAGTGGCCAAAGTGGTTACCGAGAATCGGAGTAGAAGTCAGAGAACTTCCTGTATCTAATTTTGATATTGATCTATTTGCGTATTCAGCATATGATAAAGATCGTGTACCTTTCGTAGTAGATGTTAAAGCATTCTTTCACATTGCAGATACAAACATAGCTGCTGCTAAAGTATCTTCATACGAAGAACTTAAAGAGCAATTGAAAAACGTAGTACAGGGAGCAGTTCGATCTATCTTAGCGAAATCTCCACTAGAAGCAATAATGGAAGAGCGTTCTGTATTTGGAGAACAATTTACATTAATGGTAAATGCCGATCTTAAAAACTGGGGAGTTGAATCAATTAAAAACATCGAGCTAATGGATGTTAGAGATTCAGACGAGTCTAAAGTGATCCACCAAATAATGGCAAAGCGTATGTCTGCTATTGATATGGAATCTCGAACTGAAGTAGCCTTAAATAGAAAAAAGGCAGAACAGGCCGAACTTAGAGCACAGCAAGAAATTGCAGTTACTGCAGCTGAAACTGAACAATTATCTGGAGAAGCACAAGCAAAATCAATTCAGGCAATTGGAATCGCAAATGCAGAGGCTACTAAGCGATCAGGTATTGCACAGCAAGAGTCTCTAAAGGATATTGCCGAAGCTACTAAACTTACTGAAGAGAAAAACATGGATGTAATTCGTGTAACTCAAGTAAAACAAGCAGAAATTGATAAGGAAACTGAAATCATCAATGCTGAGAAAAACAGAGCAACTGAGATCATCAACGAGGAGAAAGAGAAAAAGAAAGTAGAGGTAAGAACAGATGCTGATAAGTACAAGGTACAAACCGATGCGGATGCTAAGAAGTACGATGTACAAACTAAAGCAGATGCTGATAAGTATCTAATTGAAACAAAAGCATCTGCTGAATTAGAACAGTCTAAGAAAAATGCAGAAGGTATTGCAGCAGAAGGTCAAGCCGAGGCAACTGTAATTAACGCTAAAGGTATCGCAACAGCAGCAGCTCTAGAAAAAGAGCAATTAGCATCTGTAACCGCTCAAACTACATTAGCAACTGAGATTGGAGATAACAAACCATACCAAGATTACTTAATTAGAGTAAAAGAGGTTGAAGTATCTCAAGTCGTTGAAGTTGAGAAAGCGAAAGCGTTATCAGTAGCATTAGCTGGAGCAGATCTTAAAATCCTTACTAACTCTGGAGATGTTCACTCAGGAGTTAATTCCTTAGGAGGTCTATTATCAGCCAAAGGAGGTTCTCAACTTAACGGATTGCTTGAATCATTAAAGCAAACTGAAGAGGGACAAGGATTACTTGACATGCTAAACAAATTCACCTCTGGAAACAAGTAAATAGCAAAAATAATTAACATATAAAAAACCCTTGATATTTTTATATCAAGGGTTTTTTTAGTATAATATATACATGATGAATATTAAAACAATACTTGACGAGATTGCAAACGAACCAGGTTCAAACGCAAAAATGGATATCCTTGGAAAATATAAGGATAATGATCTATTAAAAAGAGTGATATACATGGCTAAAAGCCCTAGGTTAAAGTATTACATCAAGCACATTCCAGATTACGTAAAGGACACATTTGAAATCAATATGCCAATATCACAGGCATTAGATACAATGATGGAAGTGTTGCCTACTAGAAAAGCAACAGGAGGAGCGGCATCTGCAATATTACAATCATTACTACAAAGTGTAACGGTAGATGATGCATATGTTATCGAAAGAATTATTGAAAAAGATTTAAAGATTGGAATGGGAACTTCCAACATTAATAAGATATTCATTGACCTAATTGAAAAGACTCCTTATATGGGAGCAAAATCATTTAGTGAAAAATTAGCAAAAGATATATTCAACCCTAAGAAAAAGGGAGCCCAGCATGAATCTAAGATGGCATATAGCCAAATTAAGATGGACGGCAGATATTGTAACGCAATCATTAAAGATGGTGAAGCATATTTAGAATCTAGATCTGGCGAAACAACATTACTTACTGATTCACTATTAATGTCAGAGTTATCTAACTTTGATGATTGTGTTCTAAATGGAGAATTAACAATTCCAGGATTTGATAGAAATACTGCGAATGGTATTGTAAATTCAGTCATTGGAATTACGACTAAGATTAGAGACGGTATTGATACAACAGATGAAAGAGATCATTTGTTCGAACGATACAACATGAAATACGAAGAACTATTAAACCGAATTGTGTATACAGTATGGGATAGAATTGAATTAGAAGATTATGAAGCAAAGAAATCATCAGTCCCATATAATGATAGACTTGGAAGATTAATGAAGGAGATCATGTTAAATCAGGATAATGATCTTCAATGTATTGAATTAGTCGAACAGAAGTTAGTTACGTCATACTCAGAGTCAATGGAACACTTCGTAGATGCACTTAATCTAGGATTAGAAGGAACTATCCTAAAATCTATTGATGGCACCTGGAAGGACGGAAAGCCCAACTGGCAAATCAAAATGAAAAAAGTTGACTATTATGATTTAAAGATTGTAAACTTTAATTACGGAACTCCTGGATCTAAAAATGAATTGTTAATATCGTCACTTGATGTTGAATGTGAAGATGGATTACTTAAAACATCTCCTGCTGGAATTTCAGATGTTGATATGAAATATATAACTAACAATCAGGATAAATTAATGGGAACAATTGTTGAAGTAAAATGTTCTGGAATATCACACAATAGTAAAGGAAACTATTCACTATTACACCCTGTCTTCATTAAATTGAGAGACGATAAACATACTGCAAATACTTTTAATGAATGTATTGAAATCCATAATATGGTAAATTCATTAAAAATCAAGTAGGCAAGTTAATAAATAACTAAAATAATACTTAGCTATAGATTATCTAACTCACTTCAAAAACAAATGCAATATAATTAATATTGATAAATTAAAAGAGTACCTAGAATTATGTGATGTACATAAGCATGACACTAAAATTAAGTTTAATAATGAACTACACCATATATTAACTCAATCTATTTTTATAGAATATAAAAACTTAAGAACATATCCTAATAATGGAGTTTATTTATCATATATAGATCACTTATATGCACATCAATTATTAGCAGAAGCAATAGGTGGAAATATGGTATATGCATGGAATCGAATGTTAAACATAGTAGAATATAAAGATAAGCATAAAATAGATATAGGATCATACATCAAGGTTAAGCGCGAGCTTGTTAAATTCTCAGCAGTTAATATGAAAGAAATAGGTTCTAATCCTATACATATAACAAAAAGAGTTAACGCTAGAAAAAATAACGGAGGTTATGTATTTTCAAATGAGACTAGAAAAAAAATGTCGGATGCCAAATTAGGAAAGACAATGTCAACTTTAACTAAAGAAAAAATATCTAAGTCAAATAAAGGTAAACCTAAATCTCCCGAACATAATAAAAAGTGTCAGATGCACTTACTGGTAGAACACATAATATTGAGACTAGAAAAAAAATATCGGACGCTAAAATAGGAAAAGCAAACGGATCACTAAATCCGGCTGCCAATAAAATATCTATATTTAACAAGAATGGTGTGCTAATGTTTAAATGTAATGGTAATTTTTTTAAAATATGTAATGAACATAAATTACCAAAGGCACTTATGAATTCATATAAAAATAACGGAGCACCTATTTACAGTGGAAAAACAATTAAGAACGAAGTATTAAGAAAATATGGTAAATTCAAAGGATGGTATGCGGTTATGGAACCAAGGGAACCAAGAATGAGTTTCTAATATCATCATTAACTGTTGAATCAGCAGATGGAAAAGTAACTACTAAGCCTACTGGTATAACTGAATCTGATATGAAAAAGATAACTAAGAATCAGGAATCTTTAATGGGAAGAATAATCGAAATGAAGTGTTGTGGACTATCTCATGACAGAGATGGTAACTGGTCTACCTTACATCCAGTGTTCAAATCAATTAGAGATGATAAGGACGAAGCTGATTCTTTTGAAGACATTAAAGAAATTGAAAATATGGCAAAATCTTTAACCCAAGACTAAAACTTCTTTTGATTTTCAAGTAAAATATAATGTAACAATTATTAATTTAAAACAAAATCATTATGAAGTATTACAACTGTAGAGTTCAATTCGAAACAATTAACGATCAGAACGGACGAATCCAAAAAACAAAAGAAAATTATCTTGTAGAGGCATTTTCAGTATCTGATGCAGAAGACAAGTTAAAGGAACAGTTCAAAGAATCTATGTCCGAATTTTCTGTTATTAAAGTGGACGAATCAAACATTATGGGAATCATTAAATAAATTGTAGATATGGGAATGATGCCGACAAAAGCGGCCGAAGAAATCTACTCTGTATTACAGAGATACGCTGAAGCAAAACCAAACTACATAAGTAGCGAATTATTCATTTACAACTTTGGATGTGTTCCAAATGGATCTAAGAAATTCAGACTAAACTGTCTAGATGATAAACGTAGAACTTTTATCTATGATGGAAATGATTTTCTTCTAGATGGTCCAGGAAGTTCAAAGGTAAATACGATCATCAAGAAGATTTTAGCTGACGCTTATAAATCTCAAGAAATTGACGAATTTAAAGTAAGTGAAGTTTAAAGTTCCAATATCAAAAGGAGATGAATTTCCAATGATATTCTTCGAGTTCTTTGCAGGACAATTGCAACAACTCCTAGTTGAATATCAAAAATGGCCAAACCGGGTAACATTTTTAGGCGATATGGGAAAAGAATTATTCGATTTAATATATGAAAAAGGATGGGATTTTAATCAATTTAATTTATCTCATACACTGACTGGAGTCGAAAAGATATTAATCGAATATGATAAACCATTAGATGAGATTGAAGAAACTGGATATCTTAAAGGAGATTCATTACATGGACAAACTATGCAAGGGATTCCTGGAAGCAATACAATTGGAAAACTCAGAGATCATGCACTAAATACCAGCTTTAGAATAGAACGAAAAGTCAGGCCAAAAATAGAAATAAAATTAATACGATAATAAAAGTCCCTCTATATGAGGGACTTTTCTCTTACATGAGTTTTTAAATAAAACCAACAATTTGGTCGGATAAATAATAAAAATGCTAACAAAAAACTTCAATCAACAATGGATTTAAATAATTATGTAAAAGGATTCGCTAATTTTAACACTGATAACCAAATCAATGAAATGGCTAGTGAATTAACGAAGTTAGGAGTTCCAAAGAATTTAATGCAATTTATTCACAAACTCGGTGGTAAAGTTCACAAAATGAGTCAGAGTGGAGATGCACAAATGGATCCTAATACTGGAAGAGAAACTTCAAAATTTCACACTCGTAAAAAACCACACAACGAACCACACACAGCATCAGGAGGTCCATGGCCAGAACGTGAAGATGTTCCTATGTCGCATGATGTTGAGGTTAGAGGAACTAAGACTGGTAAAAATAATATTTACCATTATCTAACTCAAGTGTTGGATTCAAGAAAAGATGCCGGAGTGAGATTAATTTTAGTTAATCCTACTCAAGATCAAATACATTATATTACTCGTAAGACTGGTAAAATGAGCAAGGCACAATTAGCAGATGCAGGTATTCGAGATGAACAAGGTAGATCAGCAACTGATCAAGCTAGAGAATTAGGAACTTCAAATAAAAGAGGATTATACATGAGAGTGGTTACTCTTGATGGAGATTCAGGAGAACCTATTTCAGCATGGGAAGGTACAATCAGTCAGATGGCAGATGATATGGATAATGATTCAGTATTATACATAATGCAAGAAGAGAATAAAGTAAGAGACAAGAGAAATACTAGAAGTAAATTGAAAGAACTTACAGCTGATCAATTCATCAAATATTTCTTAGATAACTTCAAAGATATTTCTCAGAAATTCGTTGGCGCAGCTACTGATAAGAAATCAGATGAATATAAAGAATTAATGTCTACCATTACTCCTGCTGAATTCCAGCAAATGACAGCAATGTCACAATATTCAGATAGAACTACACCAGTAGGTCAAAAGAAAACTAAATTGGAAGAATTAGCTAAGGAGATTGCAAACGGAACAATGAATGAAAATGCAATTAAGCCAGAATTAGATTCTTTCCAAAAGAAAGCAATGGAAGAAGGAGAATATTTACCACAAGATGATTCATACTCTGGAAAACAAAAAGCTAGTTTAGCTCACATGGCAGAAGTTCACACGATGCCAGTAGTAGCATCTATGTTTTTACAATGGTTAGCTTTAGGAAAAGTTTACAAGAAATTCTATACTGATGATCCATTCAAGGAACTAGGTATTGATGATTTACTTTTTGATATGTAATCTAATATATTCAAAACAAAAAAGGAGAGACGAAAGTCTCTCCTTTTTTTTGAGTTAATTTTAGATTATCCCATTCCCTCTTCGTCAGGAGTAACTGGTGATTTCGATTTTTCAACAGAATCCTTTGCTCCTTTGATTGCAGTATATGCAGTGATGAATTTACCACCAAATACGTATCCTCCAAATAGAGTCATAGAATATTCTAATGCGTTAACTATCATTACAAAGTTCTCCATGTTAATATCACTTTTATTAAGTCCAGCAACTAGTAGAGATCCAAGCGTAATGTAGTATGCAAATACCGACCAAAGTAAATACACACGACCTTGAGAGTAAATCCCGTTTTCCTTAAGTACGTCAGTCCACATCTTAAAGTATTGTTTATTCTTCGCCATTTCTCATTGGTTTTTCTATTATTTATCATCATATTTTAATAAATATAAATATTATAGTACATTAAATATGTAACCAATACATACAATATGAAAAGTATAACAATTATATTATTATTATTATTTACATCAACATTAGGATTATCTCAAGCACCAACGAGCTTAATAGGAAGAGATTCAATCAATCATAGATTACTTGATAGTTTGATAATAGTTGTAGTAAATATGAAAAGATCTGAAATTAAAGTTCCAGCCTTAAAATATAATCCAGTTATATTTAAATTTGCATATGATCATGGTGTATGGATGTCAGCAAATGATAAATATGAGCATTCTAATCCAGCAGCTAGTGAATATGCTGAATGTATTGCCGCAGGATTTATGTGGGAACGAACTAGTTACATTGAAGAGGCTAAACTTATAGTAAATGGCTGGATGGATTCACCTAGACACAGAGAAATATTATTAGATAAACAATATACAGAGTGTGGAACACATACTCATGAGTATATAGATAAATACATCAAATCCTCACTATATGGATTTGATGTAAAATCTACATTTTGTTTAAACTAGTTATGCTATCGCGTTAGCTGGTTTCCAATTACGTTTAATTACAATAGTCTTACCTGCTCCGTCTCCTTGTAATATTGTGGCATTACTTCCGCCGTCTTTTCCGAATATGTAGTTTCCACCACCACCTTGTTCTCCAAGGAAATTAGTTTGAACTAATCCGGTTTCAGGTTTACCTGTTTCTTTAAGAGTATTTGATATTTGAGTATATGATTCAATATAATCTTTCATTTTATTATATGCATCTTCGTTATCAAACATCAACTTTCCTTTATCAATAGCAGAATATCCATCGACAATCGGTATCATAATTCCATATTCAACAGATCCAGTATTATCACCAAATCCTTGTTTAACTAATATTCCATTAGATGGAACATATTTAGATAATTTTCTTTTACCTAAATCATCCTTTTCTCCTCTTAAATCATCATTTTCTCCTCTTTCACTTGTCCACGGTGCGCCGTTTCCAATTTTAGTATTTACAATATATGGAACATTATCAATACTATAGAAGTTATACAATATCTCATATGCATATTTCTTTTTAGGATTAGGTTCTTTAAATATATTAGACAGTAATCCTTCTATATTAACCTTAACATATTGTTCACTTGGATCTGGAGATTCAGATACTCTCCATTTAACATTGATCATATCATCAGTTACCGGTATACCTATGTCATTTAATTTTTCTATAATTACCTTTTTAATATTTACTCCTCTATTTTTAGCAAGAAATTCATTATTTGGTTCTTCTCCACCGTAATTATGATCGAGCTTAGTATGTCCCTTTGGTATCGCGTCTGTTGCTCTTCTTGAACTAGCGCTTGATATTATATTTATTTTAATATCACTAAGCTTCTTTTTTTCAGATAATGCTTTATTTAAATCATCTGCCATTTGTTTAATAACGGGTTCATAACTCTCTTTCCTAGGAGTTACCATATTATCTGGAAATAACTGATCGAATTCATATTTTCCATATTTAGACTGATCATTTGACTGTTCAAAAGTTTTCCATCTATTAAATGAATTGGCAGTGAATTCATTATTCTCATTTATTGATGAGTTCCACTTACTAAAGTTTAAAACTTTTCCCATAATTAAAATGTTCTTTTTGTTATTTATTAGTAAAAATAAGTAAAATATTAATATATGAAAGAGTTTAAAATATCAGAAAGACTGACACTTAGGAATGAAACTATCACTAGGTATCTAAATGAAATCAGTGAAATTCCTATGCTTACTCCAGATCAGGAGCACGAAGTTGCAGTCAAGGCGGCCAAGGGAAACCAGGAGGCAATTGATAAGCTAGTAAAATCTAATTTAAGATTTGTAGTGAGTGTGGCTAAGATGTATCAAGGTGGAAGTGTTACTAAGTTTGCAGACTTAATAAACGAAGGAAATGCAGGACTTGTTGAAGCAGCACATTCATTCGATCCAACCACCGGATTTAAATTTATATCATATGCGGTTTGGTACATTAGAAAGGATATGTTAAAATATTTAACTAACTATTCACGTCACATACGAGTTCCATTAAATAGGGTTCAATCAATTAAGAGAATGAATGATATTGAATCTGAACTAATGGGACAATTAGGTAGAAATCCAACAACTGATGAAATCATTGATGAGTACATGGATTGGCATCTTATAAATAAAGGAACCACAACTAACCGTCATGGATTACGGTTAGCATTAAACGCTGATATTAGAGTAACTTCACTAGAGAGTCCATTTGGATCAGGTGATGAAACTTCTATTAGTCCAATTGATGTGATCAACGGAGACCTAGATGGAACAGATCACTTGGCCACATTAAATAGCACAAGTCAAATGTTACTTCCATACATATCTAAACTTCCAAATCATGTTGATAGAGAAATTATTCTCCTTAGATTCGGATTTAGAAACGGATTTAGAAACGAAGGAGAATTAGTATCATTTAGAGAAATCGGAGACATGCTAGGATATACAGCAGAGTATATGTGCCAAAGATATAAACTAGCAATTAAAAGATTACAATCAGCAATGATAAGAGATAACGCAACAATTGATAATTTCGTGTAATATGTTTGAAAGTGTAAAAATAAGAGATATGCAAACTTTGTGTATCGACATGGCAGATACTTATGTGACAATATTATATTCGGAACAGTAGACCATATTAAGAGGTTTATTATGTCAGTAATATCAGTTACTGAAGGTGGAGTAGATTTAAAAAGTTCACTTCATACAATTGATGAAATAATAGAACGATTACATGATCTTACTATTGGACGTCCAATGAGGAGATAGATAAATTCCTAAAATTCAAATGAGAAAAGTAGCATTCGATTTCGATAGTACATTAGATAGAGAAGCTATTCAGAAATATGCATCAGAATTAATGGATAGTGGATATGAGGTTTGGATAGTTACATCTAGGCCTGAGAAATTCGAAGATGGAGTATGGAGAAATTTTACTCCAGATAATGATGACTTATTCAAAGTCGCAGAAAAACTTGGAATCCCAAGAGAAAGAATTCATTTTACAGGATATCAATTAAAGGAAACCTTCTTAAAAGGTAAAGGTTTTGTATTTCTATTAGATGACGATTATGTAGAACTTAGACATACTAATAAATATACCAAGTGTGCGGGTATTGGATCACTATCAAGTTCATGGAAAATTAAGTGAGAAAGGATTATAAATAAAGAAAACGATTGGGATAAATTGTACACCGGTCTTAGAAATATTGAGAAGGTTCCACACAGAGAGATCAAAACTAAGAGACAATGGATGGAAATTATAAATACTTCAGAAATTAAGTTTGAACGCCTGGTTGGCACCGGGATATGGTTTAAATAAAAAATGAATTTTTTTTGAAATAAACTGAAACTTTATTGTATATTTACATTATAAGATTATAAATAAACAAAATAACGGTAAATTATATCGTTCCTTTTAAAAAAAATTAAAACTAACTTCAATGTTAACAACAACAAAAATATCTACAATGTATCATCAACCGATTCCGGTTAATGGAACAGATTATGGCTTTAATGCCTTTAATCAAGTTCAAGGATGGGCCGATATTAAGGAACCAATTTCCAGTTCGAGTTAATGTAAAAAGATAGATTACTATATTTTTAAAAAGCTCGAATTATAAATTCGAGCTTTTTTTGTATAACAAATAATAAATGCGGCTTAAGCTAACCTGGTGGAAGCGAAAGACTGAAAATCTTTAGGGATTGGTTCGAAACCAATAGGTTGCACAACAAAAAGAAAACGTTCTTTACATAATTAATTTATACACACGGGTGTAGTTCAGCTGGTAGAATACCGGTCTCCAAAACCGACGGTCGTAGGTTCGATCCCTACCACCCGTGCTTTTAGACTGTTTTGTACCTAAAGCATAGATAAATAAAACTTATTTATGCCAAGGAAAGAAAAGAAGTTTCACTTCATATACAGAACAGCGAATAATGTGACAGGAAAATATTATATTGGAATGCACACGACATATGATATAGACGATGGATATTTAGGATCAGGAACACGATTAAGATATTCGATACGAAAATACGGAGAAGATAATCATTCAAGAGAAATACTTGAATTTTTAGACTCTCGAATAGAATTAAAGAAAAGAGAAAAGGATATTGTAAACTTGAATGAGATAGCTAAAGAAGATTGTATGAACTTTAGAATTGGCGGTAATGGATGGCCAGGTAAAGGGACTAGAATCGGAGGAGATAAATTTAAAGGAGCCCGTGAGTATTGGAAAGATCCTGAAAATAAAATTAGAATGTCCAAGATTGCATCGGATTCTCTAATTGAACGATGGAAGGATCCTAAATTCAAAGAATCTAGATTGAAAGATATAGATTGGACGGGTAGGAAACATACAGAAGACGCTAAACAGAAGATGAGTGATTCTTCGAATAATAAAGGAGTTAACAACTCTCAATTTGGAACATGCTGGATTTATAACGATAATGAAAGTAAGAAAATAAAAAAAGAAGACCTAGATTCATTTATTAATAATGGATGGAATAGAGGAAGAAAATTGAAATTTTAAAACTTAAAATGGGGGTGTAGCTAAACTGGCTTAGCACCACGTTTGCAACGTGACGTATGCGGGTTCGAATCCCGTCGCTTCCACCATTTAAAAGTTCTTTGACATCTTGGTTATTATCTATCAGAATAGTGGAAAAATTCATTTTACATTAGTTCTATAAACGCAGCCACACTTCGTCCGAAGAAAATGCAAATTTAGAACAATTATACGCTTGGGTAGCTCAGAGGCAGAGCAATCGACTGTTAATCGATGGGTCGGGATTTCAAAATTCCCCCTGAGCGCAAATAATAAATGGGGTCGCGCTGGAGTTGGAGAGCCAGGGCAGTCTGTAAAATTGTTGACTTATGTCTGAATGGGTTCGAATCCCTTATGCCCCACAACATGCTCGGTTCGTCTAACGGCCAGGACCTATGGTTTTCATCCATAAAATAGGGGTTCGATTCCCCTACCTAGTACTAAAAATAAACAAATAAAAATGAAACACTCAAAGATCATAGAGTGACTTAGAATCATGCAGCTAAGTCATTCGATAATCGCAATATGTATTAGAGAATGATTTCGTAGCTCAGTTGGTTAGAGCACCTCACTTTTAATGAGGGAGTCGTGGGTTCGAGCCCCACCGGGATCACATTAGAGATTAGGCCTAGTAAAGCATCTTTCCTTAGTGGAAACGTAACTAGGTATATGGTGGTTATAGCTCAGTTGGTTAGAGCGCACGGTTGTGGTCTGTGAGGTCGTCGGTTCGATCCCGACTTTCCACCCCAATATTACAATGTCCTATGGTGTAATTGGCAACACGTCGGTTTTTGGTACCGAAGAGTCCAGGTTCGAGCCCTGGTGGGACAACAAAAAGAGAGAAACATTTGCAGAAATATTAAGTGAACCATATCACGAATATTATTGGAAATCTATATAACGAACTCAACGTATCAACGCAAAGGCTAAGACAAACCGTGAGCTAATGAAAGGGTAGACAGGCGGAAAGCAAGGAGTATAGAAAGTATAATAATAGGAAGGATATAAAGTACCTTAGCAGAGTATGCCGTGTGGATGATAATAGTATAGCTCAGTTGGCAGAGCAGGGGACATCATTTGCGTTTTAAACCCCGCGTCGGAGGTTCGAGTCCTTCTATTATAATTATGAAGCACGTTAAAATTATACGGTTCCGCAGTCCAGTCCGGAGTGGACGCCTCCCTGTCACGGAGGAGATCGAGGGTTCGAATCCCTTCGGAACCGCATTTAATTATCGATAGTTTAATGGTTAAGTAATAGTAAGTAAAATAAGTAGACATCAAAGATCTAATGTTAAAAGGTTTATCGAAATTACAACAGTTTAGAACATGAGCAGTTGAGGCCCAAGGTGCAGTATCAATTCTGCAAAGATAATTAATAATTCGTTAACCTAATAATTCAGTGATTAACCGAAGTAGAGTATTAAATAAAACAAATAAAGGAGAAACAATGAAGCGATTAATCGTAAGAATTATGAAAGTAATTAATGAAGGAGGAATATTTTTTCCACCACACAAGTAAACCAATCGGGACTTAGAGGAGTCCGGTTTATCTCGCTTGCTTTGGGAGCAAGAGCACGGGGGTTCGAATCCCTCCGTCCCGACACTAATTTTATCGCAGATATTTAACACAAGCAGGATGTAGCTTAATGGCTTAAAGCATCACACTTCCAATGTGAGGACGGGGTTCGATTCCCACATTCTGCTCCTTTAACTTTTTTGCACTTGACTTTAGATAAATAAATAAAACGATTTACTAATGTCAAGGACAAAAAAGTATCATTACATTTACAAAACAACGTGTAATATATCAAATAGATATTATTACGGAATGCACTCAACTGATAATTTAAACGATAGTTATATCGGAAGTGGAACCAGATTATGGCATTCTATTAATTACCATGGAAGAGAAAATCATTCTATGGAAATATTAGAATATTTAGATAATCGCGATTTACTTAAATTAAGAGAACGTGAATTAATAAATGAAGATATGTTAAAAGATCCAATGTGTATGAATCTCAAAGTTGGAGGAGAAGGAGGAGGATTCACAGAAGCTCAATATAAAAAGGGAGCTCACACCATGCTTAAAAAAATATGGAATGATCCTGAATTTAGAAAAAGAAAATCTATATCTTCATCTAAAAATATTAAACATTTATTATCTGAAGGAATCATAAAAGCTCCAGATTGGACTGGTAGAAAACATTCAGATGAAACTAAAAAGAAAATGAGTGAATCATCTAATAATAAAGGATCTAAAAATTCTCAATTTGGAACATGTTGGATTTATAATGAAATTGAAAGTAAGAAAATTAAAAAAGAGGAGATTGTTTATTATTTAAAATCTGGTTGGAATAAAGGTAGAAAATTAAATTTCTAAAAATAACGCTACCGCCCGAAACCTTTAATAGAAATAAAGTATTAGATAACATGACGGCATTGAATTATCTAAAGCTTATAAAGAATGCTGAATTTCTTGGAAGATCTAGAATTGATGGACATCCAATGTATAGAGCTTGGATTGGAAAAAATCCAAGAACTAGAGGACTAGACACTGTTAAATTTAAGTATGACGAATCCAATAAAACTCATAGCATAATTAAAGAAATTGATTATGTTAGAGGATATCAAGATACGCATGGATTAGTATCAGATGGAATAGTCGGTCCAGTAACTATTAGAGTTGCACGATATAGAAATGACGATATTATTTAAGAATTTGGGACCGGTATACTCAATTCGGTGGTGAGGCAATTGTGATGGAGATCCTTTGCCCTCCCAAACCATGGCGATGTAGCTCAGTTGGCTAGAGCGTAGGATTCATAAACCTGAGGTCATCAGTTCGATTCTGATCATCGCTACAAAAAGAGATTTATTGCGGGGTAGAGCAGCTGGTAGCTCGTTAGGCTCATAACCTAGAGGTCGTCGGTTCGAGTCCGGCCCCCGCTACTTTTAACTTTTTGTTCCTAAGTATAGATAAATAAAATAAACTTATTTACTATGCCTAGGAAACAAAAAGTTTATCATTACATTTATAAAACGACATGTAATATATCAAATATATATTATTATGGAATGCATTCCACTGATAATTTAGAAGATGGATATATTGGAAGTGGAACTAGACTATGGCACTCTATTAACTATCATGGAAAAGAAAATCACTCAATTGAGATCTTAGAATATTTAGATGATAGAAAATCTCTAAAATATAGAGAAAAAGAATTAATTAAAGAGGAAACACTAAAGGATCCAATGTGTATGAATTTAGCATTAGGTGGTGAAGGCGGCATTAGAAATAAAAAACATGCTAAAAAATTCCACAAAGCAGGAGGTCGTAAGGTTCTTCAGATGATGAGTAAAATACATCACAATAAATTAAAAAGTGACGTGGGGTATAGAGAAAAATATTGTAAATCTGTATCTGAATCATTAAAAGGAGAAAAGAATCCAATGTTTGGAAAATCTCACTCCATTGAAACTAAAAAGAAAATGAGTAAGTCTTCTAATAATAAAGGTCAGAATAACTCTCAATTCGGTAAACGTTGGATAACAAACGGAACTGAAAATAGAAAAATTGATAAGTTTATGGACATTCCAGAAGGATGGAGTCCAGGTAGAAAACTTAAATGACACATGCCGGATAATACTCATGTTTATCCATGAGCCGGCTCCAATTAGTTACGTAAGTCCAGGTAACCGCCCGGCATTGACATTAACATTATCATTAAGAGGATTAGTATATTCTTCCTTCACTAAATCCAAACAGGTGGTCCCGAGTTCGAATCTCGGTCTCTTCTTAGGAAGAGGTAGCTCAGTCGGTAGAGTCCCTGTCTCATAATAGAATATACACTTACCTTTTTATTTTATACGAGTATAGCTCAGTTGGTTAGAGCGCAACACTGATAATGTTGAGGTCGCAAGTTCAAATCTTGCTATTCGTACATTGAGGATTAGAAATTACTTCCTTCTTTTTATTGGTTCGATTCCAATAAAGACTGCTAATACCGGTCTTTAGGTTAACTTAGAAATTTCACTTACCTCATTATTTAGTCTCATAGCTCAGTTGGTTCAGAGCATTTGCCTTACAAGCAAGAGGTCGTAGGTTCGACTCCTACTGAGACTACTAGAAATAATAACCAAGAATGTCAATCGCTAATAAATAATAAAAAATAACAAGACATGACTATTTTAGTATTAAACGCAGATTCTCAACCTTTGAATGTTACGACATTTCAAAGAGGTTTCAACCTTGTATGGAAAGGTAAAGCCGAAGTTGTGAAGTATGATGCAGATTCTCCTATTGAGTCTTCTGTTGGAACATACAAACGTCCTCTTGTTATTAGATTAATCAGATTCGTTTACATTCCATTTAAGAAAGTACCATTATCTCGTCAAAATATATTCAGACGTGATGGACACAAATGTGGGTATTGTGGAGATGCAAGTAAGGATCTTACAATTGATCATATCTTCCCAAAATCTAAAGGTGGAGATAACAGTTGGAAAAATCTAGTTACTTGTTGTAAAAAATGTAACTGTAAAAAAGATAACATGACGACTAAAGAAGCAGATATGACATTACTCGTAACAGCATACATGCCAACCTTTACTCAGTTTATCGACGGTATGGTAGACGGACATAGAGCAACATGGGCAGAATATCTCTCATAAAATTTTCACAAATTATGAAACTTAGTCAGTAACATATGTATAATATATTTGTTACAAAATTAACGACACAAGTTCATTAACATATTAAAATTGGATTAGTAGGTAACTTCCTTCTACAACAACTATATTAAAGCTAAAATAGTTGCCTCATTTACCAATTTTAACTTACTTAAGCGGATTAAAAGTGGCTTCCTTCTTTAAACTTTTGATGTATTTAGTCACTTTAATCCCCGCTTTTTATTTTTAAACAAAACTTAAAACAATATAGCATGAATAAAAGAATTACTGAAATCGGATTAACAAGAGCTAAACTTCTAGCAATCACACCGAATGCTAAAGTGACAAATCAATTAAGAGCAATGTTCTTAGGTGAACTTGCACAATTAGGATATAAGGTAAGTAATCCTGAATTATTCAATGATTCAATTTTAGAAAACTTCTATTCTATTATCGAGACTCTTACTAAAATGAAAGGTGGAGACGTTAAATACGTTCCATTATTTGTAGGATTCCCACATGCTGCTCCAGAAGATGAAAACATTTTAATGTCGACATTGAGCAAAATCATGTTCGAATATGGTCTAGATGAAGATTTAGATTGGATTAAAGAAGTTGAAGAGCATGATGGACCAGTTTCATCTAGACCACAAACTGCTAAAGAAGTAGAAGATGGAATTGCTGATCAAGCTTCGAGAGAATCAGATTCACATACAGTATGGACGATGATTAGCTTTTCTAATGATATCGAAGGAGATGTTAGAAAATTCTTAGCTAACAACTTGTATGCTAAGTCATCTATTAAAGAAACACTGAAAGATGATATTGATTTCCTAATTAATCACTATAGTTTAGATTTCTTAGATTCTAATAAAGTAGTATTTAAAGAGATCAAGTCATATGTGATGAATTACTTATGGACGAAAGGAGACTTTGCAAATCTTGAAAAATATATTGCAACGCCAACTGACATCTTAAGAATGTTCGCAGCAATTACGGGATCTGATGTTTCATTATCTGATAACATTAAATTCCCAAAAATGTCAAGACCACAAAGACGATTTGTACTTGAGAACATTGAAAAATGTTCAAACATTGCTGAGAATTTGAATTCTTATAAAGGACTTTGGTTAACACTTGGTAGATTCATTCACCCAGGAGAACATAAAACTAAATTCCCGAGAACGTTTAAAGCATTCGATACGTTGAGAAACGATAAAGTTGCAACATTTAACGGGATCTTAGAAAAAGCAATCCAATCGAGAGATTTAGCTGGAGTATTGTCTCTAGTATCTAAACGACCTGGAGTATTCGGAAGAAAACTTCACGAGATTTTAGATGTATTCTCTAACAAAGATGGAGTAGTTGAAGGATTTAGCGCAGTTGCTGATCAATTGGAATTAAAGAATCTATTAGTACTTGAGAAATATTTCTCAACTATTAACGAGTCAGATTTCAGAACGGTTATTAACAAAAGAGGAAAGGTAATTGTATTCCCTAACGATAAGAAAGGGAGTCTTACTGCAGAAAGATTAGAGAAATTGAATGAGGCTATTAAGTCTGCAATCGTTTCAAAGATCTCTGTTGAACCTTTAAAGTTCGAAGATGAAACTAAAGTTTGGATCGACCCAGAGTTGAGAAACTATGTAGTTCCATTATCAATGAGAAAGCAATCCGACGGATTGATGAATATTTCAAGAGGAACTAGAATTAAATTCGATGCTTCAAAAACATTGAGATTATTCAACTACTGGAAGCAAAGTGAAAGATCAACTGATTTTGACACATCGTTAATATCATTCGATAAAGACATGAACTATAAAGAACATGTTTCTTACACTAATCTTTCAGCGAATGGTATCAAACATTCTGGAGATATTACGTCTGCACCAATGGGAGCAAGTGAATTCATCGACATTGATATGACTAAACTTGAAAAGGGTACTAAGTACTTAGGAATTCAAGTATATGTTTACTCAGGAGAAGGATTTAATCAAGTTGAAACATCGTATGCAGGATGGATGATTAGAGATAATGCAGATGCAAGTAGAAAATCATTCGATATCAAAACTGTTGCTAATAAATTCAACATGGTTGGTAAAGGTAAGTATGCAATCCCAATGATCGTAGACGTTGATAAACAAGAGATTGTATTCGTAGACATCTTCATGAATGGTGAAAGTTCAATGAATCGAGTTGAAGGAGCAGTTAATGATGTATCGACAGTTGCTAGAGAAATCGTGAAAATGGTAGATACAAAACCAAACATGCTAGACTTAATTACTTACCAAGTGAATGCATCTAATGCTACACTAGTAGAAACAAAAGAAGAAGCTACGATCACATACGGGATCACTGGATGTACTCATTCAGTTGATAGAGTAGACGAAATATTAGCAGAATTAATTTAACACCTAGGATCCTGACATTTCAGGATCCCTTTTTTATATACGTTCTTTGATAAATAAAAACAATTAAGAGGATTAGGTATTGCTTCCACCTATAATTTAGCGGTTTCGGCCGCATTACAGATCAATCGGGATCTCTTCGGAGATCGACGATTAAAAATTAGTAACATCACTTACCTCTTTTTAAATATTATATTGTGATTCCAGTAGGTTAAACCCTATATATGGGGATTGACAATAAGATTTAAAACTAAAAAGTATGATAGGTTCCGATAAGTAGGAGGACTACATTAAATCTGACCGTCTATTACGGAAGAGCGCTAACTTAGCAAAATGTACAAGGATTGAAACCCAGCTATATAATTACTTTTAAGGGCACCATAAACTAGCCACTTCTTATAGATCAATTTTACCATCTACTAGTGTTGACTCAGATCACGAATGCTCACGCAGTGCATGATGTGAATACGTGCTTATTGGAACACATAACTTCCTCCACCTCACTGAGGTGGAGGTTTTTTAAAACATTAATATGTGTCATGTAGCGGGAGTAACCTAATGGGGGTGGATCAATCTACGACGCCTCATAACATGGAAGACATAGACCAAGAGTAAGTGATTGTGAGGTCTAACGCATATTAACTCATTAAAAGGCTTAAGAGAAGCTTCCTTCTACATAAACTATGAGGGAAAATCCTTCGGGAGATTCCTCAACCAACGAAAATAGTTTCTCTAATTTCCTTTTATTTTTTAAATACTTATAATTATTATAAATTTATAACATGGTCGATTAGCTCAGCTGGCCTAGAGCGGGAATCTCTAAAATTCCGACGCCATGGGTTCGAATCCCATATCGATCACGAAACTTTATGAAAATATAAAGTATAATAGAATAAATAATAAAAATACACAAGATGAAAAAGGATTTAACAACACTTTAGGTACCGAACAAATTCGACGAAACAAAATTAGTAGTCGTAACTAGAGAAGATATCTCTCCGGGATATCAGTTAGTACAAGCCAATCACGCAACTGCTGATTTCGCTTATGATCATCCGATCAAATTTAGAGAATGGAAAGACGACACTAACTCTATCATTACATTATCCATTCCTGACGAACAATCATTAATTAAACTTTACGAGAAGCTAACTAAAAAAGGAGCAATTGTCACTTTATTTAGAGAGCCAGACATCAGATATGAAGCTACTTCATTTGCTGTATACGGAACACCTCAGATCCGCAAATCACTATCGCATCTAGGTTTATCATTAAAGAAACCAAAATTGAATAGAGTGAATATATTAGCAGATATGATGGCATGCGAACAGACTAAAGGAATGTCCGTACTAGAACATGGAGAATCTGTTTACAAATACTTTGAGGATTTATATTCTCATTTAGCGAATGGAACTGATCTCAAATTCGAATGGAGAATGCCGAAATGGATCTACGAAAACAAAGATTATATTCTAGAAAATATATTCGATCTCGAAACAATCAAAGAATATCAAATCATGCACGATTGTGGTAAGCCATATTGTCGAACTGTAGATGAAGATGGACGAGTACATTTCCCAAACCATGCTAAAGTATCAGAGGAAACATATGAGAAAATATGTGGAAAGGGACAAGTCTCTAAATTAATCGGAATGGATATGGATATTCACTTATTAAAGGATGAAGGAGTTTCTGAATTTGCATCTAAACCGGAAGCAATAACTTTATTGATAACTGGACTATGTGAAATTCACTCTAACACATCAATGTTCGGAGGAATATCGTCAACATCGTTTAAAATCAAGTGGAAACAAATTGATAAAAGAGGTAAAGCAATTTTTAAAATAATCAAATAATTATGAAAGATTCATAGGTACAAATCAACGGGCCGTAATACACTTTACAGTAAACAGTAAACAAAAATTTAAAAAATAAAAAAGAATATTATGGAAACAGTAAATAAAGAATACACACTAACTGAAGCTTATACAGTTTTAAAACAAAAAGCAGAAAAATTTGATTGGGAAATTGTAGGAGAATTACCAGAAGGACCTGGAACATTTCCATCACGTAACCAAGAGAAGAAATACCTAAATGCATTGAAACATGCATGTAAGAAGGGAACTCGAAGAGCATTCAATAACCTTTTTTACAAAATGCCAAGCGCTAATGTAAAAATAAATCTTGGAGTAAAGGAACGTTCCATTCAAACCAAAAGGAAAGCCTGGCTTAAGTTACATGACGAAGCGGACAAAGCATTGGCTGAATACAAAGAAGAAAAAGGTGATTTTTATAAAAATAAATTGAAATAATTAAAACCATTGTTGTATATTTGAATATAATATAGCAACAACATAATAAATAACTAAAATGAAAACACCTTTAAATATATCTAATCTGAACTCTTCAACGAGTTTATGTACGTCGATAAGACGTTACAGATCAGGCAATGTGTTTAAAGAGAGTTAAGAATTTTAACGTTATAAAACTTCAAAAGCCTGATCGATTAATTTCAATCAGGCTTTTTTGTTCATTGACATCTTGGAATAACTAAATACGGAGGAATCAGCCGAAAGATTCTGGGTAGCGGCAACTGTCTTGAAAACATTCTGATGTAAAAGTCGTGGGAGTTCGAATCTCCCTTCCTCCGCATTATGCCTCAATAGCTCAGTTGGCCAGAGCATCTCATTTGTAATGAGCAGGTCGTCAGTTCGAATCTGACTTGAGGCTCTAAATATAATAAGACTTATCATTGCGCATGATTAATGTCGAGACCACATGGCTAGTGGAGCGCAACTCGAGAGGTTCGAATCTCCCTATTAATCCCTTATGGCGAGATGGTCGAGTGGCTTAGGCACTGGATTGCAAACCCAGATACGACGGTTCGAATCCGTCTCTCGCCTCAATATTTGGTTCCATAGCTCAGTTGGATAGAGCAGTACACTTCTAATGTACAGGTCGTAGGTTCGAATCCTACTGGGATCACTAAAGTAAGATGGACGTAAAGCCTTGGATAGTCATGGTTCGATTCCATAAGTCCCCGACTAATCACCGGTAAAGGTTGATAACATTTTCTTACTTTTACCATGCTCCAGTGGTGAAGTTGGCAAAGCACGTAGAACTTAAAATTCTATTATCATGGGTTCGAGTCCCATCTGGAGTACACCGGTCATTTTTGTACCGATTATTTGCCCACGTGCGGAAATGGCAAAGCCGGCTACACTTAGGATGTAGTGATTATGAGTTCGACTCTCATCGTGGGTACCATTAACATTAAAAGCAATGTCATGGAAATTAAAAAACAAGCATGGGATAATTTCATGGAGTCAGTTGATTTTGACTCAGATGTAAATAATTTCGAGTACGACTTTAAAGTTATGTCTAAAAAATATGGAAACGCATTTATAGGATATTGTAAAGCGGCATGGCAGGCAAATGCAGGAGTTCAAACAGAGGATGAATTCTGCAAAATGAATGCTAATATGCCAAGAGGATTTTTTGACAAAGTTATTAATAAGTAGAAACCTGATTTAAAATATAAGTATAAACTAATATGGAAGCACTACATATTTGATAAAATAGCAACACCGATTCCCTCATTTAACCGGTCCTTTAGCTCAGTTGGTTAGAGCGCCTGACTCATAATCAGAGGGTCACAGGTTCAAGTCCTGTATGGACCACCATTGTAACTTTTGTACCTAAGTCATAGATAAATAAATACGGAAAGTTAAATCATTCAAGGGAAATACTTGAATTTTTAGACTCTATAAAGGAATTAAAGAAAATAGATCATGAGTC